TTGAGCAGAACGTCGAAACAGCGCAAGCCGCTCTGGCGCACTACGGCACGCCGGAGCTGATCGCCGAGCTTGACCGCACCGGCCTCGGCGACCATCCCGCCCTGATCAAGGTTTTCGCGAAGATCGGCCGCGAGCTGCAGGAAGACGGCTTGATCGGCCGCGCTGGCGAAGGCGCGGCGGCGATGACGCCGGCCGAGGTCCAGCAGCAGATCAACGCTAAGCGCGCCGATCCCCAATTCCGGGCGCGCTATTATTCGCGGGACCGGAACACGCGCCAGGCCGCGATCGCTGAACTGAGCGCGCTTTACGATATGTTGGCCGAGGGCAACGCCGCGATGCGCGGCGAAAGCCCGGGCTGATAGCGGCGGCCGGGGATCGCTCAGGCGTCCGGCCAACGCCCCTCTTACGGCAGAGGTAAAATCGCCGAGACACGGGTCCGCTGAGGCGACCGCCGGGTGCGGAAGCGGGAGCGGGGATCTCAGTCGCAACCGTAGCGCCGCCGGTCAGCGGCGCGCATCCCCCGCAAGCCGGAAGGAGAGCTTGCGGTACCAGGAGAGATCCTGATGTCGTTCACGATCTCGGAGTCCTTTGTCCTGCAGTTCGGCGCCAACGTGATGGAACTGGCGCAGCAGCGCGTGTCCCGCTTCAAAGGACACGTCTATGAGGACCAGATCACCGGCGAAGCCGCCTACCTCGAGCAGCTGGCGCCGACCGCGGCCCGAAAAGTGACCGCCCGGCACGCCGATTCGCCGATGATGAATAGCCAGTGGCTCAGGCGCCGGATCGCCCCCTACGATTACGACTGGGGCGATCTGATCGACCGGCTCGACAAGGTTCGGCTGTTGATCGATCCCGAAAGCCACTACACCCGGAACGCCGGCCGCGCGCTTGGCCGCGCCTATGACGACGAAATTATCGCGGCGGGCTTTGGCACCGCGTGGGCCGGCCATGCGGGCTCGATTGCGATCACCTGGCCGAACGGCAACACCGAATCGAACCCGGCGCAGCCCGGCGGGACACAGATCGCGGTCAATGACTGGACCTTTGGCAACGGCTCGGGCAACGCCGGCCTGACGATCTCGAAACTGATCTCGGCGAAGGTCGCCCTCGACCAGGCGGAAGTCGATGAGGACGAGGAGCGCTATCTAGCCGCCACCGGCCGTCAGCTCGGCAACCTGCTGGCCACGACGGAAGCCACCTCGAGCGACTACAACACGGTCAAAGCGCTTGTCCGAGGCGAGCTAGACGAGTTCCTCGGATTCAAGATCATCCGCTCCGAGCGGTTGCTTGTGAACGCGCTCGGTCAGACGCGCTGCATGGCGTGGGGCCGCATGGGGCTCGGGCTCGGCGTCGCGAAAGACATCTCGCCGCAAGCCGGCCCGCGGCCCGACAAGCGGTTTGCCCAATATATCTATTGCGACATGTCGATCGGCGCGGCCCGCCTCGAGGAGGCTCGGGTCGTTGAAGTGATCTGCGCCTAACAGCGGAGGCCGCAAATGGCTATTGCCACGCAATGGGGTACGCAGATGACGGCGCTGGTGAACAATGCCGGCGGCGCCATCCAAACACTGCCGCCCGTGAACCTTGTAGGCGGCCGGCAGCGAACCTTTGTCGAGACCGTCAACCTGGCCGGCCAGGCCAACGGAACGGTGATCGGGGTCGCGCGGATCCCGCTTTACGCGGTGTTTCTCGGGATCACGCTGGTTAGCTCGGTCTCGCTCGGCACCGCCACGATCAGCTTTGGCGACGCGAACAACGCGACAGTGTTCGCACCGGCCGCGACGCTGACGGTCACGACGCCCACCCTGGTGGGTGCCGCCGCGGCGATCGGTCAGCAGATCAGCGTCGGCTATGACAGCGTCACCGGCAACCAGGTGACGCCGTTCATGCCGCAAAAAATCGGCGAGGGCGGCGCGCTCTACGAGGATATCGTGATGACGGTGGGGGCGGCCGCGCTGCCCGGCTCGGGCGTGCTGGTCGTGATGACGGACTTCGCGATCGACTAAAAGCAATGGCCGCCAACGACAGCCCGTTGACGATCGCAAATCTCGCGCTACTCGACCTCGGCGAGGAACCGATCAGCGCGATTTTCCCGCCCGACGGCAGCGACCGCGCGGCGAAGGCGGCCTTGTATTATCACAACGTCCGGCGGCAGGTCTTGAGAGATGGCCTGTGGGGCTGCGCCAAGCGCGACGTCTTGCTCGCAGCCTCGACCGTCACCCCGCCGTTCGGATGGGGGAACGCCTACCCCCTCCCAGCCGACTACCTGCGGATTGTCGATAGCCCCGAGGATTTCTATTGGGGCCGCGTCGGCCGGCGGCGGGTGCGCAACCTGGCGAATGTCGGCCCGTGCCTGTTGACGCCGGACGCCGCCCCGTATCGGCTGACCTACATCTTCGATCTGCAGGATTGCACGCAGATGACGGCCGATCTGGTGATGACGATCGCCAAATCGCTGGCCGCTGCCCTGGCCATCCCGCTAGCCAAGGATTTGCAGATCAAGCAGGACATGGAGGCGGCGCGCGAGGGCATGCTCGCGGTCGCGCGCACCACCAGCGCGCAGGAGAACGCCGCGGTCGAGTGGGACGTTGACGTGCTTTTGCGGAGCAGGTTCTGATGCTGCAGGACCTGCAAATCTCGAACTTCACCGCCGGCGAGCTGTCGCCGCGCATGAAGGGCCGCACCGACTACCAAAAATATTACCAGGGCCTCGATGTCGAGCGGAACATGGTCACGATGCCGCAAGGCGGCGCGACCAAGCGGCCCGGCACGATGTTCGTCGCATTAGCCAAGGACCAGCAGGCCGCCCCGTTCGCGGTGCGCCAGCTGCCCTTTATTTTCTCGCATGTGCAGGCCTACACCCTCGAGCTGGGCGGCGGCTATGTCCGCATCTACGCCAATGACGGGCAGGTGTCGAGCGGCGGCTCGCCGGTCGAGATCGCAGTGCCATACCAGACAAACGAAATCTGGGACGTGCACATCACCCAATCGGCCGACACGTTGTTTCTTGCCTGCGGTACCGGCGGCCCCAACGGCACCGGATACCCGCTCGCGACCATCACCCGCTCGGGGGCCACGACCTGGAGTTATCAGACCTATCCGCTGCTCGACGGCCCCTATACAGACCTTAACAGCGTGCCGCAGACGACGCTAGCGCTCTCAGGCAACCAGCAGGCGGTAACGGGTGCCGCGAATAACGGTTCCGGCGCGATCCGGCTCACGGTCGGCAGCACCACCGGCTTCGCCAGCGGCCAGGCGGTGACGGTCTCGCTTGTGGAGGGAACGACAGAAGCGAATGGCCAGTGGACCGTGACCGTAGTCGATGGCACGCATCTCGACCTCAACAACTCGGTATTCCAAAATGCGTGGACGCAAGGCGGCAAGGTGTTTGCCTGCGCGACGCCAACCACGATCACCGCGAGCCAGACCGCCGGCATCAACGGCGGTGCCGGCTTCCAGGCGAGCGACGTCGGCCGCGCGCTGAGGATCAACACGACAGACGGCACTAACACAGGATGGTGCTGGTTTGTCATCAACACAGTGATGAGCCCGACGCAGGTGACCGCGACCCTGCAGGCCGCCACGATCACGACCCAGGCGCAGGCGCAGGGCGGCCTGCCCACGTCGGAATGGCAGCTAGGCGCCTTCGGCCCGAGCCTCGGCTATCCCTATGTCGTGGGGTTCTGGCAGCAGCGGCTCACGCTCTTTGGGAACGCCGCGGTCCCCAATGCTGTGTGGCTCTCGAACACCGGTGCCTTCGACGTGTTCGGCACGACGAACGCCGATGGCACCGTGACTCCATCGAACGGCCTCTATTGGGTGATCGACACCACCTCGAGCAACGGCCAGATCAACGCCGCGCGATGGGTGATCACCGCCGGCAGCGCCGAGGCGCTGCAGCTGGGCCTCGGCACCTCCGGCAGCGAGGCGATCTTGCAGGCGGCGACCACGTCGGCCGCCCTGAGCGCCACGAACGTACAGGTGTACCAGGAAACGGCCTATGGCTCGGCCGCCAATGTGCCGCCCCTGCGGATCGGCAAGGCAGTGCTGTTCGCCGATGTGACGGGCCGAAAAATCCGCGAGTGGGCTTATTATTGGCAAGCCTTCGGCTACCTGGCGCCGGACAAGACAGCGGAAAGCGAGCACATCACCCGCGGGCCGCCGGGAACGCCGCCGACGAGCTGGGGCCTGCGCTGGATGGCCTATCAGCAATCGCCGCACCAGGTGATCTGGGCGGGGCGGAACGAGGGAGGCCTCATCTCGATCACCTACGACCGTGATCAACAGATTTGGGCGCCCTCGCAGCACGTGCTCGGCGGCCAGTACTATGGCGGCCCGCCAATCGTCGAGAGCGGATGCGTCATCCCGTCTCCCGATGGAACCTATGACGAGCTGTGGCTTGTGGTGTTGCGCACGGTCGCCGGCCGGCCCACGCGCACCATCGAGGTGATGACACGATTTTACGACGCCATGCCGCAAGATCAGGCATGGTTCCTCGATTGCGCAATCGCCTCCCCGCTCACCTATCCTGACGCCACGCTGACAATCTCCGGGCTGAGCGGAACGAGCCCGCTTCCCGGCACGGCCGCGCTGACCATGACGCCGGCGTGGGCCGGCACCGGCACCTTCAGCGCCAACGCGCCGGTGTTTTCCGGGGGCGCCCCCGATTTGGGAAAGATGATCCGCGTCAATGGTGGCCGGGCGGTGGTAACCGGCGCGATTTCGACCACCGCAGTCACCGCGCAGGTCACCACGCCGCTGTTGAGCCTCGCCCCCGCCGCCAGCGGGCAGTGGAGTTGTACTGCGCCACGATCGAGCTTCAGCGGGCTGGATTACGCCGTCGGCGAAACGGTGCGGGTGCTGGCCGATGGCGCCGACTTCGGCGAGCAGGTAGTGCCGGGCGCGCCAACCCCGGGCGAGATACAATTGCAGTTTCCGGCCAGCTATGTGGTCGCCGGATTTCCCTACACCCCGGTGCTGGTATCGGAGCCGTTCGAGGCGCAGCGCGCCGCTTTTGCCGCCGCGCGCGGCAAGGCCAAGCGCTTGGTGCACCTCTATCTGCGATTTTACGAGACGGTCGGCGCGATCTTCGGCCGCCGGCTGACCGATCCGACATCCGGCCAGGTCAGCGACATTGTCGAGCGGCTGCCCTGGCGACAGCCAGCAAACCCGCTCAACGTGCCGCCGCCGCTCTTCTCCGGAATCCGCAGGCTCGACGCGCCAGGCGGCTTCGATCGAGAGGGCCAGGTCATCGTGACCCAGGACGGCCCCTTGCCGCTGACAGTGCTATCGATCAACGCGTCGGTCGAGGTTGGCGATGTCCCCATCACCGCGCAGTGACGAGCTGACGATCGTTCCGCTCACCCCCGAGCTGCACCAGGCGCTGGTAGCGCGGCCGCTGCGCCATCAGACGCTTAAGTTGTTCGGCGCCGACGCAGCCGCCGAGGCGCGGCACTGCAATGAATACGGCTATGCCGTGACGGTTGACGGCT